TTCAAGCATCTGCTGTGCTTGCTGCTGAGAAGGGTGCATGTCTTAAATCTGACGAGACTAAGTATCATGACGGTGTATTGCCTATTGACACGTATAAGACAACAGTCGACGAGTTGGCAAAGCCAAATTATAAAATGAATTGGGACGAGCTACGTAATCTACTCAAAGAAGTTGGTATTCGTAACTCAACGCTGATGGCGCTGATGCCTGCTGAGACGTCAGCACAGATTAGTAACAGTACGAATGGTATTGAACCTCCTCGCTCGCTCATCTCTGTGAAGCAATCAAAAGACGGTGTGCTGAAGCAGGTTGTACCATCCATACACAAACTTAAGAATAAGTATGATTTACTTTGGGATCAAAAGTCTCCTGAAGGGTATCTCAAGATCATGGCTGTATTACAGAAGTTTATTGATCAAGGTATCTCTGTGAATACTAGCTATAATCCTCTGCACTATGATGAGGAAAAGATTCCGCTGTCACTCATGATGCAACATATGTTAAGTTTCTATAAGTATGGTGGTAAGCAGCTCTACTATAATAACACTTACGACGGAGCAGGAGAAATCACAGACGACCGTGATCCACCTGTTGAAGAAGTTGAAGAAGGCGCAGCATGTGATTGGAAAAATCCAGAAGACTGTGACGCCTGTAAGATATGAAACACTTAGAAGAAAATAACGTTACATATTTGCAACATTTACGTTTCGCTTGGACTGTAGCGTTTATTCTTTTTGTGCATGGCCTTCTGCCTTTTATATGGACCGATCGTGGTACTAAACTTCTATGCAAGGATGTTGATTAATGGCATTCTTAGTGCATAACCTACCTCCAATCCCAGTCATGGTTCGTAAAGAGTATCTGTATGATCTCGAATACGGCCATGGCGAGTTTACACCTGGTGTATGGACATCGGTCAAATCGGTGACAGGTAAAGCACTCTACTTCGAAACACTGCTCACAGATTATGGTGCATTGTTCGATAAGCTACCTATCTCTGCATTTGTATGGAAAACAGACATTGATTACGATCTGCCGCTCGATACCTTGCAATTATGGGACTGCTTCGACTATCATATAACTGTTATCGAGAAACCACTTCTATCGAGTTGTAAGTTCTTTGGTAAAGATAAACAGTTTCATGAAGGCGAATATTTGTTTACAATAGATAATTGTCATGCAGATAAGAACGTACTCAACGAGAATTTTAGTGAGTTTGATCCGGAGCACAAGTCATTCAACATCATTCAATTGCTAAATGGCCAGTTTGCTGCTCAGCCAAACAATCGAATTATTTGGCGAGACTCGAGTCTGACGATTGACGAACCGTTGACACCCGACTTTAAAGTCTGTACACAAAATTATCATGTAGAGACAGAACCGAAATGGAGTGTAGGTCACACAGACGAGTGGAGCTACAAGACAAAAGAAGAAGAACTTGACATATTGAAAGATGATTATGTACAGTTCGAACAAAACTATAAAGATAATCTAGCAGATTATACCAGAGTAAGAGAAGATAATGAGCGATATAGACATCGAAAAAAAGTCGCTAAGCGAAGAAGAGATCAGCAATCTAACAGCGACTGATCTACACGAGATCGCTGAAACGCACGATCAAATATTTGAGTCAGTAACACCTAAAAATACAATTGACTGGTATATCAAGTGGGCGTCTAGCATTGTTATACTTGGCGCAATTTCAATTAGAGCGTCAGGTGTACAACAATTGCAGTGGATAGATATGTTATTGTCATGGATCGGTGGAGTAGGATGGTTCATCGTATCATACATGTGGCGAGATAGAGCACTCATTCTCCTGAACGGTGTAATAAGTATTATGCTGTTCGGTGGATTAATTAACTACTTTTTCGGGAACTAAAATGTCAGTATTTCATACAGAAAAGATCGACTTCACAACCCAACCAGCATTCTTTGGTCCTCGTGTAAACATTGCACGTTATGATAAACAACGATACCGTATCTTCGAGTCACTGACAGACAAACAGCTCGGTTTCTTTTGGAGACCCGAAGAGGTCGATGTCACACGCGATAGTAAAGATTTTAAAAGTCTAACTGCACACGAACAACATATTTTTACGAGTAATCTCAAACGTCAGATCTTACTCGACTCAGTTCAAGGTCGTGGACCAGTGGAAACGTTTATGCCACTCTGTTCGTTACCTGAACTTGAAAACTGGCTTGTGACTTGGGCATTCAGCGAGACTATTCACTCTCGTTCGTATACTCACATTATCCGTAACGTCTACTCAGATCCGTCGAAGGTATTTGACGAGATGTTGGATATTCCAGAAATCGTTGATTGTGCCAAGTCCATTTCTAAGTACTATGATAATTTGGCAGAAAACCCAACGAAAAAAAATCTGTGGCTAGCATTGAACGCTGTGAACGCTCTTGAAGGTATTCGTTTTTATACATCATTTGCATGTTCATGGGCATTTGCTGAACTGAAAAAGATGGAAGGCAATGCAAAGATTATTAAGTTTATTGCACGAGATGAAAATATACACATGGCTTCTACACAGCAGTTGATCAAACTGTTACCTAAAGAAGATCCAGCCTATGCCCAAATTTCTATAGATACAGCAGACGAAGTAAAACAAATCTTTCGGGACGTCATCGATCAAGAAAAAACGTGGGCCCAATATTTGTTTAAAGATGGTTCAATGATTGGTCTGAACGCTGATCTCTTGGGTGAGTATGTGGAGTGGTTAGGCAACAAGCGTATGTATGCCATAGGATTATCAAACGAGCGAGGCGGGTCTGATCCTCTGCCTTGGACACAAAAGTGGATTAGTGGTGCAGAAGTACAAGTTGCACCACAAGAAACTGAAATCACATCGTACATTGTTGGTGGAATTAAAAAGGATCTCGACGATGATACGTTTAAGGACTTTTCCTTCTAATGAATAACTTTCAAACAAAACTTTTAGCTACAGCATTTAATCAAATGGTTGATGAAGACGAGTCATTGACTCGTAGTCATTTTCATGATATCGATATGTGTCATATCGGCGAGAATTATATTAGTGATTACACAGAGGTTCAACCCTTTTTTGATCAATTAGATATTAATGATTGCCCGTCGGACCTATATGATTTTTACGAAAAACTGGGAATGGCAAAAACTATCATATTTCATGATGAATTTCCTGGTATAAACTTTAATCAACCTTTCGAGTGGCCAAGAAAAAGACCATTTCATTTTATTTACAACTGTGGTAAATCTCCGTTAGTTTTCAATCAAGCCGCATTCTTTGAAACAATTCATAATATGGCTGGAATCAATACATATATGATACACTCTGTGCCATTTTTCTCAATGGTAGAATCATCGATGTATTGCTATTCGCCTAGTTTTTTCGCTAGGCTTTGTGGATCTAACCAATACGAAATGGTAGGATCTTTCATTGGTACAACAACTACTGAAAGATGGTCAAAACTAGATATTCAATTTGAATACTCTGGTAATTATTATAATGAAAAATATAGTTTTAATACTTGGGGAAATGGAGAAGACAAAGGTTATAAAAGACCTGCGCATATCGGTGTAATACTGCGCAAAGTAAAAAATACCGAATTCGTTTTGCCCCCTTACAGGGATGAAGATGTACAAGAAGACGATTAATTGCAGATCATGTGAAGTAAAGTGTGATGTAATTATACGTCAGACTAATTTTGATGATGAAGAAATGCCAATCGAATTTTGCCCGATATGTAGCGCTTCGTTAGAAGATCAACAATTTGAATATGATGATGACATGGAGTTAGAGTGGTGAGGGACTATATCAGTTCGGCATGGGATCGTAAGTTTTTAGGATTAGCACAACACATTTCAACATGGTCGAAAGATCCATCCAAAAAGATCGGTGCTGTTGCTGTTGGTAAAAATCGTAATATTCTTGCCACAGGATATAACGGATTCCCAAAAGGAATACAAGACACCGAAGAAAGACTGAACGACCGTGAGACAAAGTATGAGCTCGTGGTACATGCTGAAATGAATTGTATATATAATGCTGTAGAGAATGGAGTTTCACTGAAAGGTGCACATCTCTATGTTTATGGATTACCTATCTGCCACGAATGTGCAAAAGGCGTAGTACAAGTTGGTATAGGTAGAGTGATCGTCGAAGATGCATTATGCGCCGAACAAAGGTGGTCAGACAGTTTTGCCAAATCAAAAAGAATCTTCCACGAAGGTAACGTCGTCGTTAACTACTGCAAGCTATGAGAACCCATGGATACACTTACTAGAAGGTTGGGCACTCGAGTCTGAGCATGTACAAAACTTCTATGGTATGGTATATTTGTTAATTAATAAAGAAACTAAACGCAAATATATCGGTAAGAAGTTTTTCTGGAGTAAGAAGACACTGCCGCCTCTCAAGGGCAAAAAGCGAAAGAGAAGATCATTAGTCGAATCAGACTGGAAAAAATATTACGGATCAAATCAACAACTGAAAGAAGAGCTTGCTAATGGTGCAGAGTTCGAACGATATGTTGTGCATCTCTGCGAAACAAAAACAGAATGCGCATATTGGGAAATGGATTATCAGATCAGATGCGAAGCATTATTGACTGAAGAATTTTATAACGAATTTATTGGCGGAAAGATAAACGGAAAATGGCTGAAGAAAAAAAGCACATCGTAGTATTCAAACAAGAGGGTTGTCCACCTTGTGAAGAATTATCAATGTACATTGAACAAAAAGGAATTGAATGTACTTTTATCACTGTATATGAAGAAATATCAGAAGAAGTACTAACAAAAATGTATCCAGATTGTCCTGGTTTTCCTTTTGTTACAATAAATCATGAACCAATTGGTGATCTTATGTTATATCTTGAAGGAGGCTTTGATGCTTGACGTACACCGAATCAAAAAGACAAAACAAATTGTGTATCCGCTAGGAAAAGCTGATAACAACCATACTCTTGTTTTATTTCCTTTGGGTTTTAAATCAAATGCTGGCAACTACGGCGATATTCGAAAAGTTAGAGATGAAAATATTGTAAAGGATCGTGAAAATGGCTGAGATTATCGGCGGTGAATTTAAGCGCAACGAAACAAATCAACAATCAATGGGCGGAACAGAAATGCTGACGATGAAGTTAGCAGAGCGCGCCGACCCAGAACTTCTTAAAGAATGTCAAATTGTATCATCACGCGTAAGAGAATTAGATGATGATAAAGTTAGAATATTTTGGGCGCATGATTTGCCAGGCGATCCTGAGTCTGAGTTTTTAAAGACACAACATGGAAAAGACAAATTTCATAAATTTGTTTTTGTATCTAATTATCAAATGCAAGAATATATTAAGAGATACGATTTACCATGGTCGAAGTGTACAGTATTGAGAAATTTTATTGATCCTATTCCTGAACACAAAAAACCAGATGATGGTAAAATCAATATTATCTATCATACTACTCCACATCGCGGCCTCAATATATTGACAGCAATATATGAAAGGTTAAGCCAAAAATGGGGAGATAAAATTCATTTAGATGTTTATTCTTCTTTTGGTGTTTATGGTTGGAATGAAAGAGATAAAGACTTTAAAGAGTTGTTTGATAAAATTGAATCTATGCCCAACGCTACAAATCATGGTGCTAAATCAAATGCCGAAGTGAGAACCGCTTTAGAGAATGCGCATATCTTTTGTTATCCTTCAACATGGGTAGAAACATCATGTTTATCATTAATTGAAGCTATGTCAGCAGGATTGATGTGTGTGCATTCAAATCTCGGTTGTTTGTATGAAACAGCGTCGCATTGGACCAACATGTATCAATACAACGAAAATATTAATAATCATGCTGGTGCTTGTTTTAATATGTTAGATTTAACTATCGAGCATTATAATGAAATGAAAGCAAACGCTGGACCTACAAAAGTATATGCCGATGCTTTCTATTCATGGGATAATAGAAAAACAGAGTGGAATTCATTATTGAAAGCTCTCGTTTCTAGCATTGAAGATAGATCAATTCCAGTCGATAGAGGTGAAATGTTTACATACAAGACTGCATGATATAAATACTTTTATGAGTAATATCATAGAATTTCCGTTAGATCGTAGAATCGAGCAAATGGCCATCGACGATGGTTTTGATGTATACGAAAAGGTTGATTTAGCAGAACTTGATACAGAACATTTTCTATCTGAATTATTAAAAGTAATGTTCGACAATGAATATAGAATCGATGCTGAAGAGAATGTATTTGACGTTTCTTTTTTGTATGAAACTCTAAAATCTTTTGTTTATAAAATGAATGGTACATATCATCCTATTCAAACCTTTGCTCAAAATCTCTACTCAGATGTTATTGAGTCTGAGAATTCACCTCAGCTGGACCTGTTTACATAAGCCGCTTTATATGGTAGGATATACCAGTAAATAAGTGGAGTTTTACCGTGATTATATTAGATTACAACCAAGTAGCCCTCGCTAACCTCATGGTCAGCGGTCCTAAAAATATCAATGCGAATGAAGATCTGCTACGTCATATGATCCTCAATTCTATTCGCATGAATAAAGTCAAGTTTGAGAAAGAGTTCGGTGAGCTAGTCATTGCATGCGACGCTACGTCTAACTGGCGCAAACAGTTCTTCCCATATTACAAAGCGAATCGCAAGAAGAATAGACAAGATTCTGGTTTAGACTGGAATGAAATCTTTCGTATTCTGAATGCAGTACGTGATGAACTTGCAGAATTCTTTCCCTACCCCACCGTTCGAGTTGAACACGCTGAAGCCGATGATGTCATTGCGACACTTTGTCATGAACACGGCCGTCAACTCGGCGGTGACCCTATCCTCATCTTGTCTGGCGACAAAGACTTTCAACAATTGCAGCGTTACTCAAATGTTTCGCAATATGATCCTACTCGTAAGAAGTGGATTAGATGTAATGATCCAGAAACTTTCTTACAAGAACATATTTTGAAAGGTGATACTGGTGATGGTATTCCAAACGTGTTAAGTTCTGATGATACATTTGTAGCTAATGCGCGTCAAAAACCATTGCGCGCAAAGAAAATAGATGAATTATTACAAGAAGTACCAGAAGAGTTACAAGTCAATTGGCATCGTAATGCATTGATGATTGATCTCGATCGGGTGCCGCAAGACATCAAAGACGAAACAATGAAAGTATTGAAAGCACAGAGCGGTAAGACTCGCGCTAAGCTATTCAACTACTTTATCAAATATAAATTAAAGAACCTTACTGAATGTATTTCGGAGTTTTAAAATGGCAAAATTAATTAGCGATATCTTTAAAGAGATTGAGAAAACAACTGGTCGAAAAAATAAGATCGCTAAACTAAAAGAATATGAATCTAACAATGCTTTTATGCAGGTCTTAGAAGCAGTATGTGATGTACGTGTTGTCTTTGAATTGCCTGAAGGCGCGCCTCCTTATAATTCACCAGAAGACATGATCGATAATACTGGCGGTTTGTATCAAGAGATGCGTAAGATGTATATCTTTACGAAGAATAGTCGTAGCGCTGAGATTCACAGCATTAAACGCGAACGTATATTCATTGAAATGTTAGAGAGTATTCATCCAGAAGATGCGAAGCTAATGCTTGGCGTCAAGGAAAAGAAACTGCCATATAAAGGCATCACAACTAAACTAGTACAGGAAGCATTTCCGGAAAGGTTCAAATATGAGTAAATCTAAGAGAGAAAGTAACTATCGCAAAGAAGAACGCAAGTTTCAGGATGGTGATAGTCGTGAATTTATCCATGAATATCGAGAACATAAAGAAGAAAAATATTTAAAAAATGTGCTCAGATCTAACGATCTGGAGGCCCTGTTGGAAGTTGAAGATTATAAATAAAACATGCCGACATACACATATTTAAATAATGAAACCGGTGAGTACGAAGACCATCTACACAAGA